AAGTGTTGGCATGAACCATCGTTAGCAATAATAGATGACCAGATATCGTTGTAATCATCTTGTGATAAAGTACCAGATTCACTTGATAATTTATCTTGAATAACTTTATCTAACCATTTGTTCTTGTTTAGAAATGCTCCCGATAAAGTGTCCTGACGATAAGCGTTAGCACGATAAGGTTCGATACTAGGAGAAGTATTTCCCATGATGATAGACGAAGAAGCATTTGGAGCGATAGCCATAAGATGACTAAAACGTTGACCACTGCCAACGGCATCAGGAGCTTCCCCACGTTCGGTACCCAATCGAAGATTTGCTTCATTTAATCCCTCTCTAATTGATTTGAATATCCTGTTATTCGTTACTTTTGCCATAACTCCTTCAAACGCAATACCTTTTCGTTGAAGATAAGCATGGAAACCTAAAGCACCAATACCAATAGAACGTTCACGGCTAGCAGAATGCTTGGCACGAGCAATATGGTCAGGAGCATTATCAATAAAATATTGAAGTACGTTATCAAGCATTTCAGCTACATCACGTAGAAAGAGTTTATTATCTTTCCATTCATCATAAGTCTCTAAATTCAAACTAGATAAACAACATACAGCAGTGCGTTGTTCATTCGTTGGTAAAATAATTTCAGAACATAGATTCGATTGATGTATCTTCAAACCTTTGTCTTTTAGAAATTGTGGCATCATTCTATTACTTGTATCAATGTAATGAATGTATGGTTCACCTGTGTGCATACGATATTCAATAATTTGTTGCCACAAATGTTTGGCTGATACAGTTTCACGGATTTCACCAGAATGTGGATCTTTTAATTCCCACTTATCATCATAATCAGAATCTAACATACACTTCTCAATGATTTCCATGAAGTCATCGGTGATGTTAATACCATGATGTAAATTTAAACATCGTTGATTTTGGTCACCTGTTGGTTTCCGCATTTCTAGAAATGCAATTATATCAGGATGAGATATATCAAGATAAGCGGCGTAAGAACCACGGCGAGTACGACCTTGACGATAAGCCAAAGAACTTGCATCATAAATTTTAAGATGCGGCATAACACCAGTAGATTTATCATCAGCAGACCTAATACCAAAACCAATACCCACACCACCGCCGAGCATACTGAGCCAATTAGTTTCTGATAAGTTGTCAACTAGTCCCTCCGCTGTGTCTTCAATAAAGTTAAGAAAACAGCTAATAGGCATTCCTCTCTTAGAGCGACCAAACGATAAGATTGGTGTTGAGTAGGAGAGCCAGTGCTGTGATGAGTATTCATACAGTCTTTGAGCATGTTCATCGTTTGTTGAAAACGTTTTTGATACAAAGGCAAATCTGTGTTGCGGAGAAATTTCATCTTCTCGCATATATGATTCTTGTAGTCTTTTGATTCCGAGTTCATCGAATAATTTATCTCTTTCTAAATCTATCTTTATACCTAGATATTCATTCATATTTTAATCTATCCTTATTTTTCTTCTATAAATTCCGCCATCATAGGAAAGATTTCCTCGATAGCGTGACCACATAAAGCGGCAACCATTCTATGTTCTTCTTGCGTACCCTTTGCTGACCGGAGTTGTATATAGTGTACCCATGACCTAAGAGTTCCATTCATATACAAACGAGAAACAGTCATACCTTCTGGTAATACTGCTCTTGCTTGTTCCTTAGCAATTCCATTTGCAATAGCCCAATCATATGCACTTGTTGCCGATTCTATCACTTTTTGTTGATAATTTTCCCACCATGATTCTAATGCTAGATTATCAGACTTAATAGAATTCTGTCTATTCTTCAAATCTTGCATTCGTGCTTCTTTCTTTTCAAAACCTAAATCAGCAACTGCATATCGCTGGCTAAATTCCTGAAACGAAAAGGAACGATGGCGTAATATTTGCCTTGCAATGTCTCTTGTTGTTTCTATCTCCATGCAAATGTTCACCATCTCCAGCGGCGACCAATGTTGGTTTTTGATAAGATAACGAACCAACTTTTCAGCTGTATCGTTATTATTTTGATTTGCGGGATTTGAAACTCTAGCTGCATAAGCAACTTGTTCCAATAAACTTCTCCCCTCTCTGTCGTGTGTCCATGATATAAGTTTAACGTGCATTCACAATCTCCATTATCTTTTTTTCCAATTAATAAATTCCATCTTTGCTCTAAGATTTACAAAGGTACTTTTACTTATAAAATCTTGTATTTCGTCAGGTGAGAATCCACCATTCAAAACCATTTCATTCACATCCTTTTCTACAATCAATTCTGGCCAAATAACAACAGCATAATGTTCATCAATAGCTTTCTCCATCTGCTTATGTAGTTCTTTATTCCGAGGCTCATTGTCATAAACCAAAACTATTTTTGTTCTGTCAAATAATTTAGATGCCGACATCAAATTTGCATCGGCAGTTGCGATGGCGTTCTCCAAGAACATGGAGTCAATAGGACCTTCCACAACATAAATGGTCTTCTCCTTGTCGATCCTATCAAGACCAAAGACCTTGTGATTATCATCATTCATCTTTATGGTGATATATCTCAACTTAGATTCACCCAAGGCACGACCTTGAAATGCTATCAGATTCTTATCTTCATCATAGAATGGTATTACCAGGCGTGGGTCGTTCTCTTTGAGGGTGTCCTTCTCAAGATTGAGGCTTTCCACGAACTTCTTAAAATCTTCTGCGTAATATAGTTCTGAATAAAAGGCCTGTGGTATTTGTCTTGCTTCCACGTATGTCTTAGCAAAATGGCCATCTGGTAACGATTCAATTGAAGGAATCGTAAGCGACTTCTTAAACTTGGGTGCTGGTGCCTTAAAGTCCTCAAAGTTCGGTGTCGGCGAATTGGTAGCATTACCGTTTTTATACCGTTCAAGTGAATACTCCTTACAAAGTGTAGGATCAACTTTATCTAAAAAGTTATAAAAAGATGTGGATGCACCACAGTTGTGGCACATGTAAAAGTAATTGTTCTTTTTTTCGTAAATATATCCACGTGTCTTGGATTTATTCTTTGATGAATCGCCACAGAGAGGGCACCTGAAGTTATACAGGTTCTCTTTCTTCTGTGTGAATTTTTGAAGCTTCGGGGATACCCTCAGCAAAAAGGTTCTATCAATAAAAACGGACATAACAAATTGTTGTAAAGTTTACAAGAAACTCTATTATACAACAATTAATGCAAAAAGGCGAGTACTTTATCCATGTGACCAGAAAGTATTCCGGCAAATGCAACACCGCCGGCAACCATCCACACCATCTTTTGTCGGATTTGTTCTAGGTTACTAATCTTCTTTGCTAGTTCGGCATGCTGGTCACAAGATGCAGTATACATTTCATCCAGTTTTTCAACTAGACTATCTCTGGTTTTATCCAGACAATCGTGCATGTCTCTAACATCCACTTTTAAGTCATCCATTTTCTCACTAAGGTTTTCCACCTTAGTTTCAACTATGCCAATCCGTTCTACTGTTGTAGCCATTTATTTTTTCACAGGTACTTCTGTGCCTTCTAGTTTCTTGTGAATCTTGATTGATTTGCAATCTTGTATTGGTTTATTAGTCTTTTTGTCCATAACTGGTTTACCATCTTTACCAACTCGGTCATGGCAAACTTCTTTTGTCTCAGCAGCAAATACTGTTGAACATAAAGCAATTAATAAAATTGTTAGATATTGTTTCATTTTTTTATCCTTACCAAGTGACTGCGCCGGCAGATATTTTACGGAGACCCATGTTAACAAGACTCAATGCTAACATTTGATATTCTAATGGTAATACAAAACCATAACTGGTTTGTGCAACTACTGCTACACCTGCAATAATGTTAGCCCAAAAAGTTTTACTGTAATACCATTTTTTGCCAGTCATTTCACCTTCAATGACTTCTGCTACTGCTTGTGTAATTTGTTGATTTGTTGACATTTATTTCCTTAAAGTTCTGGTTGTAGTGCTGGAGGTGGTGCTAATTTACCACCAAAACCGGTAACTGGCGCTGGTGCAAAACTTGTGCTGACTGCGCTTGATACTGGCGGAGAAAAACTAGGTGTTGATGAAACACTTGGCGATGAGGCTGGTGCTGGTGAAACTGGTGGTGGTTTATTTGCTGCATCTAGTGCCTTTGCTCGTAAATCTTTATCGTTACCAGCTAACATGATACCAGACAAGGTGCCAGTTAAGAATGTCGCAATAGGAATAATCAACTCAAAAAACTTCTGGTCAATAGGACTGATAGCGTTCAATGGTTGTGTTACAAAGATGATAGAGTATAGAACAACAAAAACAATACCTGTCAATGTTAATGCTAGACAAATACCAATAAAAAATTTCAGGCGATCCATTAACTGTTCGCCGGTGTACATATAATTATTATTTTCCACAATTCGCTCCTTGAGATGGTGTAGTACATTGTGCTGGTGCTGGTGCAACAGAACTTTCAGGTTTTGGTGGTCCGAGTCTTGGATCTCTCTGACCTTTAAAAATATGTTCAGGACAAGTTCTTGTCACATCACATCTTGGTAGTTTACAAATATCTTTGTCCCAGTTATCTGGGTCTTGGCAAGGATAACGAAATCTATCACCACCAAAAAATGCTAATGACAACGGCAAAATAATTATGCCAATTGCTACAAATAATAGTTTTTTGTCATTCATATTTATTCCTTAGTTACACCAAGAAGTTTTAGCTTCACCATAATACTCACGAGCATAACCTTGTTGTATCAACATCATACGAAGACTTTTTCCATCTAATATTACATCACCTAAGACTCGACCACCATACTTATCCCAATCCATGAGTATAATTTGTCTTTTAGTTGCTGCATTGATTTGAGCTTTAGTGAAGGCACTAGCTGCTTGTCCTCTTGCATCTTCACTTGGACAACCTGCTCTGAATCCTTTTTCTGGTGTATCAACACCAAATACTCTGATTGAAAGTTCTTGTTTAAGTGGTGCAGGTAAAAATGGTGCTTGAAATGCAACAGTATCACCGTCAATAACACGGGTAATTACTGCATCATATGTGACACCTTCTTTTTGTTTTTGTGCAAATGTTAAACAAGGTATTAATAATAAAATAAGTAATAATTTTTTCATTATTAAACTCCCAAAACATGGAGTGCATGTTCGTAATGTTTAATACGGTCTTCAAGACCAATGGTACCACCATTGATTCGTTTTGTTAAAGTGAGTATATCACCTTTGTCAGCCCACTGGTTTAATTTGTTTGATTCCCAGAACCAGCAAGCAGATTGTGCTGCACCTTCAAATGTTGCAAGGTACTCAGATGCTTCTTCTGGAGAAATTTCTAGTGAATCGGCAAATGCGATATAGTTTGATTTACCAGTCAACTGGATGAGTCCACGGCCACAATACTTGTATCCGTCACCAGATGATTCATCTCCGTTACCCATACGTGAGGCATATACTCTGTTGGCAATCGCTTCCTGTTTGTTTGGTTTGGCACAATACTCTTCGGCAAGTGCATCAGTTGGAAAATACTTGGCAAACAACTTACGTAGAGTTGCTGGTTTGTAATTTAGATTTTCTTTGAGTGCTGTAAATCCACCAGATTCGTGAGCACATTGTGCCATGAAAGCAGCAATACGTTGTGGTGTATTGATTTCATAATCTGGTAACAATATAGCCAAGGCATGGTGCCAATGGTCAATATATGGATTCTTTGGTAGTAATTGTTTCAGTTGGTCTTTTGTCAGTTCCATAATATCTCCTAAACAGTAAAACTGCTACCACAACCACATGTGTGTTTAGCATTTGGATTTGTTATAACAAATTCTTTTGTCATCAATTCATCTTTATAATCAATACTAGCACCTTGTAGATATTGCATACTCATAGCATCAACTAATACTTTAAATTCACCTAATGATACTTCAAAGTCATCTTCATTTTTAATTTCGTCTAGTGTAAAACCATAATTAAAACCAGAACAACCACCACCTTGAACGAAAGTTCTAAGTGAGATATTCGGATTATTTTCTTCCGCTAGTATGTCTAAAATCTTAGACTTTGCAGCACTTGTTATTGTAATCATTTATAGCGGCCTTTATAGCATCTTCTGCAAGTATTGAACAATGTATTTTAACCGGTGGGAGGGCAAGTTCTTCAGCAATTTCTGAATTACTAATTTTTCCCGCTTGGTTAAGTGTTTTTCCTTTGATCCACTCGGTAACAAGGCTTGAACTTGCGATTGCTGAACCACATCCGTATGTTTTGAATTTTGCATCTTTTATTATTCCATCTTCTACTTTAATTTGAAGTTTCATAACATCTCCGCAAGCAGGTGCGCCGACCATACCAGTACCAATGGTATCATCAATAATACTAAAACTACCCACATTCCGGGGGTTTTCATAATGGTCAAGCACTTGTTGGGAGTAAGCCATTATTTTTTATGGCTTTCACCACAAATTGGACATTCTTCTTTGTTCATTTTACACTTTCAAAAATGTGTTTCTGAATTTTATACCATTCAATCCATGCATCGTTCTTCACGGCACATTCATAATATGTAGAATAATTTATTGTTATAGTATTAGCGACTTCACTTAACTTGGAACCTTCTTTTAAAGCCTGAAGTTGTGGACAAGTCTGTAATGAATATTTAGGGGCTTCAGGAAATTTAGAAGTAACAGGAACAGTTGTGGAACATCCAGCCAACATTAATACCATAATTAAATATTTCATTTTGTTGCTGCCTTATTGTGTACTTCAACAAATTCTTTTGGAATGACACAAGTGTTATCATATTTAACAATTTCACGGTCTATGTATTGTTTGACAACAACTTGTTTCTGTACAATCCTTTCTTTGGCCTTTTCAACTTTGTTTTCTATAACAGTATTGGCTTCTTTAGACTGTTCTTCTGCTTTGGCAACTTTGGCTTCCATCTCTTTGACACGAGCTTCCCATGCTTCATTATCATAGATGGCACCAGACATGAAAGTTCCAAAAACAATAGCTAACAATGAAACAATCTGTATCGGTTTACGATACATGTAAATCATTGGGATTGGAATGTATTTGAATAGATATGTAACAGCGAATCCAATCAACCCAACGAGGAAGATTGCATAGAATATCCAGTCAGGCAGAAATTTTAGAATCCACATTTACATTTTTGTCTGTTTACGTTTTAAGAATGACATTACTGGATTTCTTTTCTTTGATACGCCAGGTTCACCACCAGCGCCGCCTGAACCAGCAATATTTCCACCACCAACATTATTAGTAGGTACACCACCTATGGCACCATCTTCTTTAACACAACTGCCTTGTGTAAATTCTTTTGTACCTTTTTTACGTTTGTATCCTGGCCAACAGGCTTCATCCATAGATTCATCATTTTCGGAAAGCTTGTCTACTTTATCAATATAATTCATGGTATTTTTTTTCATCGATGAACCAGGTTTTCTTAATAAACCTTTTTCTTTTTCTTCACGTTTTTTGGATTTTGCAATTTTATCTAAATCAACTCTAGTAAATGGATTAAATTTGTTAGATTCTTTGATGTTCTTTTTGGCCAAGTCCATTGTGATACCTTTTGCAATTGCAGCATTGTGGCCACCTTCACGAGCACCTTGGTCATAATACTCCTTAGCCTTATCATCTAAGTGTTTTTTCTGACGAGCAATTTCAGCAGCATCTTGTTGCTTGGTCGCCCCTGGACCCAAATATTGCTTAAATGTTTTCATATTGCTCTTAGTATTTCTATTATATTGGTTTCTAATGGAATATCCTGTGTATAGATGTTTTTTCCTCTTATACCATATACTATATCAGGCATAATATCTAAGTATGATAGAAAAGTTTTCAGTATATCATAATCACGTTCATCTATTCTATAGAACAATATTCTTGCAGTAGATTCTGGACCAAAAACATTGTTCAATAGTATGATATGATTTAAAATTAATCTTTCTTTGACGGATTTAGTTATCTTATATCTACGAAATAACCTTTTCAGGTATTTTGTCCTTTTGATATCTCCATCAAACTCAGATTGTATACAATGTGGTGAAGTATAGCATTTTATAGCATACATCAAAAAATTGTCATCATTTAAATCATCAAACATATTGAAGGGGGGTAGTTAACCCCCTGTTGTATTAATTATCAGGTAAAGTAATATCGTCTGAACCATCACCAACTATGGTTGACTGAGCAACAAGAGTTTCAAACTGTACACGACCCGCACGTCCACCAGTACCAGCTATTTTCAAATTCCAGCCAATGTGTGTTGCATGTTCTGCACCATCTGAACCTTGGCCAAGACCTCTACTCGCAACAGCAGTAGCACGTGTGCCGGCATCAATTGCTAAATATTGACCGGCTTCACCTGTACTCGTTATATTAATTACAACAGCGTTAGCGGCGTTTGCAGCAGTTGTTGATAGTTGGAATCTGTTTGCATCAAGTGGTGCAGCAAAATATGTTGTGCCATTCAATAAACCAGTGATGTTTGCAGAACCACCCCAATTAAATGTTAAAGAAGCACCGTTTGCTTGTCCGTGGCCAGTATACATGATTGTATCATTAGCTGTAATAACTGCAGCTGTAGGAATAGTTAAAAGTGGTATTTGAACCGTAACTGTTGGATCTGATGTGAATGCTTGACCTGTATTAGCAACAGCAATGTTTGTTACTACACCACCAGCAATACTAGCTGTTGCGGTTGCATCCTTACCGCCACCACCAGAGATGGTTACACCAGGAGCTTCCACATAACCTGCACCAGCAATTGCAACTGCGATGCCACCAACATTGTCTGAACCTGCGTTTGCTTCTGTTGCATCAATCATAAACAAACCAACAGTTTGGTCTGTTCTATATACACTTGCAGTTGTATTTCCATACAAAACGGCTACGTTTGCTGCTGTTGGTGCGGATGTAGGTTGATTAAGTTGTGTTGATACTGAACTAACTGCCCAATATGGTGCGTTAGCTGCGTTATCGTTATTTCCCCAAGATGACATTTTATTCTCCTTTTAACCGAGGGTTATCTTTGTATTTATCTGTTATTGTTTTTAGGTTTATCAGATTGACCTAATGAACCTGGTTTAGGTGGCTTCATCATAGGATCAATTTCTACTGTGTCACGTGGAGTGCCTGTTAAGGTTGTTCCACCTGTCATAATTGCTGCGGCTTGTGGTTTCCCACCAACCGATTCAATCTTCTTTTCATTGTCACTTAATTTTGGTTTTTTACCATAAGTGGCAATAGATTTTCCTTCTTTCTCCGTATCATAAATCTCCTCCTTCATGCCTTTCCTTTTGTAGATAGACTTGATAATTCGAGCAGACTTTGACATTTGAATCAACTTTTTACCTTTTGATACAGTATCATCTGGATTGTTTGCACAATCATAAGGTGATTGAGTGGCAGATTGTGGATCTTCCAAAGCAGCTTCTTGTTGTTGAACAGGTTGTTTAGCCTTTTCATTTCTTTCTGCGGCCTCACGGGACTTATCTTTAAGTTCTCTGGCTTCACGTTCTTTACGGAGTGCTTGTGCCAATCGGAGAGCAGCAGAACCTTCTTGTATTGGTGTGCCTTCAATTTCAACCGAATCGGCAGTATACTTTCCACCTTGCGATGGATCTGTACCTTTAGGTAATTCTAAAGTTGTTGTCAATCTTCTTGTAGCACGATTCAAACCCATTAGTTGTTTATCGTGGGTTGCTCTTGGCATACCTTTTGGTTTATCTTGGCGAGTTGCACCAGTCTGAGCATATCTTTTCTTCAAATAAGAATGTGTTAGTTCTTTTGATATTTCATCAATAGGTTCTATTTCTTCCATCATGCGACCTTTGTGTTCAATAGAAACAATCTTAGAACCGGGAGCATGTTTAGTTACCAGTTTGTGTGCATGGTCTTCATTATCCGCTTTAACATTAAATGATTTAGTATCAGTCTTAACATGATATTTTTGTTTGATTATTTTAGTTGGACCAAAATGTTTGTCTTTCCAAGGATCATGAGCTTCTTTTACATCTTCATTCTTACTAGACAAGTAGTTACCAACAGTATCCACATAATCTGTGGCCAAAGTGATTTTAGATTGTATCCATGCTGGTAGTTGTTTTTTAGCGTCTTTATTAACATATGTACGAATCATATCAATGGCACGTTCTAATTGTTCTAATTGGTCTAGTACCATACTACCTTCGTCATCCAACATCCTACCCATGGCAATAGCAATATGATTTTCTTTAACATGTCTTGACCTAATATTAGGAAGATTAGCAATCATTTTATAATCTGCCATTGTCAATACACCTTTATTGCGAATTTGTATTAGTCTTTCAACTACACGGTGTAAATCAATGTCTGACTTGATATCTTCTCTTGTCAATTCAAGCACACGAATCAATAAAGGAATATCAAATGTAACGGTATCTTTCTTATCAGTACCTTCAACAACTCTAGTTAAATCGGTCGCATGGTCACGTTGCCATTTTTTAAATTGTCCCATTTTTGAATGAGCAACTTTTTGGTCTTTAGTAACAGTTTTAGGATTAAGACCCCTAGATTTTAAAAATCTATCTAACGTAGGACTTTCGGCAACTTGTCCTTTGACAATCGATTTCAATAAATCGGATTTCTTAGACATTTTTCTTGCCCATCATTTCATTTCTCATTCTACCAAGAGAATTCTTAGCCAATCTCTGTGCAACTTTCATTGGTTTAGTCATATCGGTCGCAAAATTAGGTTGTGAACCGCATCCAGCATCCATGTTTGGATCTTTACCTTCTTTTACTTCTTGTTCTGGTTTGTCCTTTTGCTTAGAACCACCATAACGTGAACCTTCTTTCTTACCAGAACCACCTGATGGTTTAGGACCAGACTTCACCTTTTCTTGTGCGGCTTTGACCATATCGTCCCAGCCTTCTTCAACTGTTTCAGTTTCTTCTTTCTTGTACATATCTTTCTTCAGACGGTCTAAATGGTCTTTATCTGAACCACCGGTCAAAGCTTTGAAAGTTTTCTTAGCAACATTTTTGATAGCATCCTTTAGGCCTTCTTGAACAACTTCTTCATTATTCTTTGAATAGTATGCTGCCAAGGCCATTTCTTTACGTTTAGCATCGGACTTACCAGCAAATTTAGGATTATCTGAATGTACAAAGTCATGGATCCAATCACCAGCAGAAGCGTCTTTCGACATTACTTCATTAATCAATTCGTCCAGAACCGGTTCTTCTAATCTCTCTTTCATTTGCTTAAGAGTATATTCTTCTTTTTTCATTTTGTCATGAGCTTTACCCATGTTCTGGATGTCTTTGGCATTCTCTTTTGAACCGGATTGAGTTTTGCCTTTCATGTATTCGGATTTCTTTTTATCCAAATATGAACCTAATGTTGACTTTGACAATTCATCAATCTGTTCAACTTCTTCAAATGCATGTTGACCAGATGGTTTCAAACCTGCTGCTCTATTTTTAGTTTCAATCTTATTGCTTGCTTTACCGGCAAGGTCATATCGCTTAGTTGCTTTACCTTCATCACCTTCACGACTTGCATCAGAAGCGGCAGAAGTTGCAGCACCTTTTACTCTTGTTAATGTATTGATAGATAGCTCATCAATCTGTTCTGCTTCTTCTTTAACTTTCTTTTCTCCACGGAGAATTTTGAAATCTTCTGGATCAACTTTGTTGTTCTTATTTTTATCAATTAAATGTTGATTGCCCTTCAAAGCTTCATCAACGTTATCTTCTTTACGGAGAAGCCTGAAGTCTTCCGGATCAATTTTATTGTTCTTGTTTTTATCAATCTTGTGTTGATTACCCTTGAGTGCTTCTTGTTGTAAAATCTCTTTTACAGCATCAGCAACAGGATCGTGTTTTTTTAAATTTATCATTATTGTTCTCCGTTTAGCAATTCCACTTGCGTAGTGATTTATTGATCCTTGAATCAGGGTCACGGGCTGTGGCCGCTGAGGTTAATCTCTTTTTCATTCCCGACATTCTAGCACAAAATGACTTGCGTCTATTTGCTGCCTTGGATCCGGCTTTTAATTTAGAAGGCTTAGTTGTAACAGCCATAGAAAGTTTAGAACCTGGATTTTCAGCACGATAGGATGCAATACCCTTTCGGTTGAGTCCACCTTCTGGATTCTTACCAGCAGAACGTTGCCATGCTGGAGATTCTTCTAAAAATTCTAAGAATGATTTCATCTTTTCTTCTTTTTCTTTTCTATTGTTCCGCCAATGTTATCTTTTGGATTTTGCATTGGTTCCTTATTAGTTGATCCTGGTGTAGCACCCATGTCATTTGCACCTGGATCATCAATAGCTTCTTTTTTAATTTTAATATTCTTTCTAAATTTCTTAAAAGTATTATCGTAACTATTATCTAACGGATTAGGTGAACCACCTGAAGGCATTCCTGTATTTCCAGGATATTGAAAATTATAATCTATGCTCTCACTAGATACTGGGTTACCTATTCCTGCACCACCAGTTAAACCTGATCCATTTGTACGAGTGTTCCATGTTGATCCAACACCATCTGTGTCTTGGATACGAGAATCTTTTAATGATTTATCACCAAACTTCTTGGTTCTTACTTTGTCTTTGTCCTTGGAGAAGTTGCTTTCTTTGGCCGTGGGGAAGATTTGGAGCCTTGGCTGGTTTTCTTCGGAGTAGGTTTTGAAGGTGTAACTTCCACGTTTTTTGTTGGCGTCCCACTTGATGTTGTCGGTGTTGGGGTCTCCGGCACGGTTGTCGGAGGTAATGTCTCCTGGACCTGCGGCTGTTGGACCAACTGATTTTCTGAGTTTGATGGATTTGTTTTCGTTGAACCGGTGAACAAACCTAGAAGTTTTCTTAACATAGTCATTTTCCTTAAATAAAGAATTAATTGAATCTCTTATATTTAGCTGCCCATGGTTTTCTAACCACATGTTTGCTGTTTCGGTATAAGATTTACCACCAAGGAAGTCATCAACATTTTGGTAAGTAAATGTGATATCTTCCTGTATTGATTCTAGTGCAACACTATTATCAAAATTTACAAATCGTTCAAAGTTCTGACGATATGCTTCTTTGCTACTTTGAGCTAATTCCCACTTTTCTTTTCTAACAGATTCAGATACCATCTTAGTCAGACGTTCATTTCTTTGTTTACTGGCTTCATTGGTTGTATCGACAAAAACAAGCATTGTCTCATAACCAAGTTCTTCTAGTTCTTCCTTGATTGTAATCATTCTATAGTGGTCATCAGCTGGACCATTGATGATTAAAGGAAGGCGAGAACGAATTGCTTCTCTACGATAATCTTTTGATGATTCGGATAATTTCTGTTTATCCATGAGATAATCAAATGCTTGAACTGAATTGATTTCAATAGCACCTTGATGTGGAATAGACTCACGAATGACAACATCTTTGCCGGAACCTGGTCCACCAGTCACAAAGATTGCTTTGAATAATCCATGATATGATGATTCGTGGATACCCATACCTTTACGAGTATCATGCATTAATTCTTTTGCATGTGTATCAGAAACGTGTGATGGAACGCCTTGTTTGAACTTACCAATGTCTTTATTCTTGGCATGTTCACGCATCTTGGTGCCAGACATACCAGACGTTCCTTCAGAATCTGGATCACGATGGCCAGCGGAATGTACTTGAATCTTTTTAAAATTATACAAATGACCTTCGTGTGTACCATTGTATTTGTGTAACTTTTCGTGATATTCTTTAACACGGTCTGAACCAGCAACCATATGTAAGTGTGTTACACCTTGTTTATGTAACTTGGCTGCATGGTGTAAGAATGTTGGATGTTCTTTAGTGGAGGCTGCAAAATTAGTGCCTGGAGAATATCTCTTGAGGTGCTTAACTTTCTGAGCAGAGGATAATGGATTTTTATTCTTATCCTGAGAATGTGATGTTACAACAGTATGTCCAGCATTATGTTTTTTGGCCACATCTTTAACTTTGTCAATTAGTTTCAAGTGGCCAGTTGTAGGAGGATTCATACGACCAAAGGTCATAACGTGGTGTACATCACCACTTTTTTCTTCCTGCAATATATCTAAAAAAGATTTCATTTACGTACTTTTAACAAATTTTGTTTAGCAAATTCTGCACGGTTAACCAACTTAGTCGGTTCATTATCATGGTGAACCACAAAACCTTCAGGTTTAGATTTCTTACCGGCAATGTGGTGTTGATAATGTCCTTCGTGTGTTTCCATTGAACTAACCAAGTGGTTCTTGGCTTGTTGTAGGTGGTGGTGCATAGTTAACAAATTACCATAATGTTGTTTGTTCTTCTCAACATGAGCAATTTGTTTGGCACCTTCACCAGTCTTTTCGGCCTTGGATTTCTCAGTCTTTACTTTGGCTGCCTTCTTTTCGTGTTCAGAATGCAGGTGTTCTTTAAAACCTTTGACAGAAGGAACTTCATCATGTCTTACTGTTTTATTGATATAGGTAGATAGATGGCCAGTTTCACCTGAGTGTGCTGCGTGAACCGCATCATACATTTTATGACCATGTGTATCATGGATTTCTTTGGCTGCAGCCATATGTTTCTGAAAACCATGTTCGTTTGCAGTTGAATGTGTTACTTTAGATGTATCATGTTCAGCACCGTGATGATGAACATCTGGATGTTCTTTGAAATTGTGGTGGTCAACATGCGGAGTGGCATGTTTCATGTCATCACTATATTTACTGTGTACAACTACACCAACTTTAGACCTTTTAATTTTATCTGCTTCTTTGCCATGAGCAGTATATGTAATCGTATTTGGTGTGAAAGAAACTTTGTTTTTTGCAGCTTCAAACAAATATTCTTCTTTCAACACCTTTGTATCAGTATGGTGCATTAAATCACCTTGATATACACCAGTTTTAGGTGTTACTTTTGGTAGATGTTTGAGAGCGTGTTTTAATGTTGTTGCAAGACCTGGTGCATGACCGTGGTTCTTGTCAATGTCTTTTTCTGTATGGTTAATCTTTGGATTCTTGTTGAAGGCCGACTTGGTGGCTACAAAAAACTTACCGTTCTTAGGGTGATGGCCAAAGACAATCGATGGAGAACCATCATACTTCATTGTCAGACTACTGTTTTTGGCACCAGCCTTCATATGAGCATGTGCTTTTGTCAATGCGGCATGAGCGTGTTCAAACCCAGCATGGCCGTGCATCAAAGGACGGTCTTCTGCATGGTGAATGTGCTTGAGTTCGCCGCTTTCGGCTTCTTCCTTGAGGAAGGATTGAAATGTTAACATAGATTTATACCCTTAGAAATGCAACACACTTTGGTTGCCTGTGGGTTATTTATAACGGATTATATCACAGACCATCAAATTTGTCAATTATTCGATCCGATATATAGACGTTAATAATCTTCGATTTTACCGCCGGATAACCAACCTCGACAGTAAATGGTATCGAATTCCATAAGATATTCTTTTGGTACACTTACAAAATGTGCATGTTCGAAATCCATAAAATCAGTCAAAGGTAACACCTTTTTTAATGATTCCATATAAGTATCAATCAATGATGGACAAAAAGAAAACATCCTAGTTATTAATAGATGTGTGGCTTCAAGTTGTACATTAGGCATCCATGTTGGTGTTCTCTTTTTAAAAATAAATTTACCAAAATGGTCATGGTCATCAACATTAAAGCCGTCAGTTAATAGAGTTCTTCCCGACACTTTAAATATTCTTTTAACTTGTTTCAATACAGGTTCGTTTTTTAATTGATTTAGTGTAGCAAAAAGAAGTACTGTTTCAGCAGCACTTTGTTGTTTATATGTTGATAATGCTTTGACTGTCGGTTCTTCACCAAAATCATAATAAAAATTACAATAATTAGCTATAACATCTTTATCCATTTGAGGAACTGGATTAACAGATGCATCAGTAAAAAGTATTATGCTATCTGGAACTAATTCTCTTATTCGTTTAAGTGTTGCGACTGTCTGAGAAAATCTATCTTCTGGTGTCCAAACGCCAGTTAAAGGTCTAAGTGCTGAGGTAACCAAAAATAGGTTTTTATCTGGTATCATAGAAAATCAGAAAGATTATCAGAATCACGTTTCAGATTAATAGCTTCGGCTCTAGGATATGGGTTATTATTATTGTAATCATTAATCAAAATACGTTTAGAATTCTGTAAACCACACAATAAAGTGAAACTCTTAAACCCCAGAGAGTATAACAACTCTCTGGTTTTTGAAGTATGTTCGTTTTCTCTAGCAGTTGTGAAGATGAATTGAGCACCATTCTCCTGTAAATCCAAGAGTCTTTTTATATTATTAACCAATGGAATTACTTCTTTATCATATGAATTTTCACCAACTCTACCTTGAGCTTTGATGATTGTGCCATCAATATCACAGAAGATTACAGGTTTATCATTATGTTCAAACCAATCTTGTGATGTTCCAACATCAACATAGTTATACACTAACTTCTCAGTAAACATTTGCATATCACTAATACAACGACCGATAACATCAGACACAAACAATTCTCTATCTGAAGTCAGAGATTCAAATTCTCTTTTGAACATCATTGCTGAGGAGAATTTATAACCACCAACACAAAAGGTATCTGATACCACTTCTTTCTCTACAATATCTGTAATGATGCCGTTGTTATTGGAAACAGTAAAACTCTTGGATGACAGTTTCTTCAATACTTCATGTTGTGATATTTTAGACACACAGACATAGTTACCATCAGAAAACTCATGGTCAAAATAACTATCACAATCTTTAATGAAAATCTCAGAAGTGTGTAATCCGGCCATCTTAATGATTTGATATACTGTATCGGCTGGACCTCTGGTTGGTTTGTCTAGTATATAAATCAAACAATTCTTATGTTCATGTTTGATTTGTTCTGTGACATTATATTTTTCTTCATGTTCTTTTAATATACCAATGTGTATTCTGTCACCACGGTTAATAAATGGACGCAAAGCATTAATCAACATCATATCATGCTTATAATCATATAAGAGATATTTTGGTTTCATGTCTGGGAATCTGGTAGACAGACCAGCGGCTGGTACAATTATTTCCATAATCTCTTTATCTCTTTCATAATAAAATCATAATTTTTATCTCCAATTTTTGTATATAGATACACTCTTAATAACATTAAAATTAAAAGTGAATCATCAAAAGCATCAGGATACCATCTTCTTAATTTGTCTTGTATGTGTTGTAGTTTGGTGTCAAGCCGCAAATCTGTATTACGTAGAAACCATTTACATTCTAGGTCTTGCCTCATCTTTGCAATATCAAATATATATGAATCATACTCCGTTGTTACTGCATCTATCATATAAAAATCATCACCATTTTTGTGTATGATATTCTCTAATGTTAAATCACCATGATATGTTGACTGTGGTAGTTTTTTTGGTAGTCTCTCTATCAATTCATCTCTTGTGAATGGTAGATTTTTATCATCTAACATCCATTCTAGTTTTTTGATATATGTATCGGTGTAATCTTTATAGACCGAATCATCTGAGAAAGAATCTATTGTATCTGTAATGAAGTTGATTAATGAACTTGTATTATTATGAATCAAATATGTTTTCATATCTAATCCATGTATATATTGCATATGTAAGAGATTTCCTTCTATATGATATATCTCCGGCACAGGATAACACCTTTCAAACAGGTTAGTTAATCTTTCAAGGTTTCTTTCAACATTATTTACCTTTTTAATGTATAAACCATTTTCACCTTCCATCAAATAGATTTGGCTACCAGAATAACCTGTTAATTCTTTTATGGTTTTGTCCATTGGTCGATATCATCACGAATCAAGGAGTGCCATGATCCATTGTGTGGACCAGGAGGAAATGGATTGTTCATGTTACAATATACTAAATTTTCTCCGTGTAAATTATGTTCATGTAGATTGGCTCTCATCATATCTTCACCAATAAATTGATTTCCTGTGTCATAGTATTTGTCTATATTAATATATGTTGACATGTAATCCATCATAGTTTTCTTTGAGCCAAAAGCAAATTGGTCATTACCAAAATCTCTCTCAGGTACCATTCGACAGTTTGGTATATACAATTTACTACCATCTAAATCATTAAATGGTATAAACACATTCAATGCATAGTCTGTACGTGTCTTAATAACCCAATCATATTCACCTTCAATCAAATGACTACAAACATACATTGAGTAAAGCATACGATAGGTAAATCGTGGTGGATGTTTCTCCGCATTCGGTGTGTTGGTGTATTTGTTATCAAAGTCACCAAGAGGTGGTACTTGTGTATGTATTTTAACTGGTTTATACAACTCGGCTAGTTTATCTTCACCTGGAAACTTCCAAGTATGAATATACACATCTACATCATAATGGTCTAATAGATTACGTTTATAGTATTCATAACCTTGTTCAAATGCTCTGGCTTGGCCAGAGAAACATAATGCAATTTTCATAATCAATTCTTTTCGTTATATAACTTTACATATTCTTTATGTAAATCTCCATACTTTGATTTGTATGAATCATCTGTTATTGGAAACTTTTTGTATGATATGTTGTCGGGATTCAGAAAAAGGTATAATGAAAATAGTCTTTCTACAATGAAACTAAAATTTGGTATTTGTTTTCCATTATATGTGTTTAAATCTTCAAACATATATTTTCGTAACTCTGGATCTGCGTAAGCTATAGAACCAAAGTTATCTACAAATTTCTTATATTTGAACCAAAATCTTGAATTTCCAACAAAGAAATTGCTGGTTGCGAAATGGTCACCTTTGTAAACAATTTGTTCAACTGGTGTTTCTATTCCTATTTTGGGAAATATTTTGTTAGCAAAGTCAAGTAAACCTGGATGCCATCTGTCACCTTGCACCCATAAATTAATTTCATTGGCTGCATTATCTAAAGTTGGATCCACAAAATAAACATCATAACCAGAATTATCAACTATCCAATTTCTGAATTTTTCTTCTGATAAATTAACTTTTTGATTCCATATCCAAGATACTAAACCAAAATAAGAACCATCATCTATATGTTTATCATATAATTTATTCCAAATAATATACTCACGCATTTCTGGATTATTGCCGTTTATATTATCGAACGGTGTAAAAATAGGATTCAATACTTTAATTTGTTCTTCTTTATAATATGATTGATATATGTGTACACAAGGTTTTCTACATAAAACAGTTAAACCATTATTGTTTGCAAACTTTTCTCTAATGTACCACTCATCATTTTCCTTTAAAAATTCTTCTATGGCTGTAAACAAACCTTGTTTTTGAGTTTGAATTCCAGCATGAGTACTAAACGTGTGTGATATAGGATTTTCACCTTCATCTACATATCCAAAAGTTGTAGTATCATGGAATATCATGTACTTTCTAACTTTGTGTGAATGTTGTTTCAATTCTTTTTTCAGTTGTCTGTAAACATGCCATGTATCAATAAACAATAAATCCGTTTCTTCAATTTCAAAATTAGGATCCACAGTATCACCAATAATAAAATCCATATCAATTCCATTGAGTGCGGCCAAGGTCATTGCATTTTCAATTGGTGCCGGATTAATATCAATAGAAACAAGTCTTTTTGGTCTGGTAGATAAGAAAGCCCAAGTGCTAACGACACTTCTTACACCCATTTCTGTAATATGGCCACAATGTGATGCATATTTAGCAAGTGTATCTAAATGTTGATTAATATCACTAGGTGTTCTTTTCTTATTTTCAAATTCAACTTGAATTGATGATTGAGTGTTTTCAGGTTCACCTCTATCTTTTGGTCCAACAAAAATTGTTCCACTATTAATAACGGATGTAGTATCAAATATATAATCTAACATTAATTTATTCCTATTCTATTTTTATAAATGCAGTTTGCCATGGATCTCGTAATTTTAATGGTTTGAGTTTATGCCAATTACATTGAATAAACATTTCAATAGCCATTCGAGGACTCATTTGTGCAGCTGCTGTGCCATTTTCATCTGTATATTTCCACTCACTAGCATCATCACATAACATAATACCACCAACTTTCAATAATTTCCAAGATAATACCAAATCACTGAGAACTCCACTAGCTCTATGGTCACCATCAACATAGATAAAATCTGCTTTTACATTTTGATTAATTAAATCAATTAAACCATCCTCACTATGTTTTCTAATATAATTTACATTTTTATATGCATTGACTGATAAATTATGTGTGAAATGATTATAAGTTACCAATGGTTCTTCCGGCATATCGGTACTACCAACATGTGGATCTATGGCATGTATTATCAAATCTTTATTTAATTGACTATAAGTATCACTAATCCAAAACGTAGTATTGCCTTCAAATACACCAACCTCAATTATCGTTGAAGGAATTCCATAAAGTTCAAAAAGGCGTGCAATGTTTAATTTTGCACCGGCCGTAAATAATTCATCACCATAACTCGATAATGAAAAGTCCACAGTAAACGCATAATCTTCATAATTCCAATATTCCATCAATTTGTCCTATATGTAAAAAAACTATTAGGATCATCTTGATTGTATTTGTCCATCACAAATTTCTTCCATTCTGGTACACGGTCATATTGGTGTACAATACAGAATGGTTTACCTTTTGATGTCTTAACAATTCCTTCTTCAAAAATAGGTTCATACTCAGTTAAGAATGGTCTAAACATATCAATCTTAGATGGGTCAACCGTTGTACCAGCTTGTACAGCCCAACCAGATGATTGTGTTGCAAATAGTGTAATGTCTTTGTATGGTTGTGTTTGTATTAATACATTGTACACCGCTTGGTCAACAATAGGAATTGGCCTATTGGTTGCATTAGTGAAGATGTTGAACACTAAGTCTTTGATGTATTCAGCAGAACCACCAAGTGTTCCTACGTTATATATTTCATTGTGTTTGAATATATTATGAACATGTTCACCGTAACATTGCATCAGATTATCATTACCCCAAGGTTCATCTTTGTATAACATACCTTCCGAACCTGCAACAAGTTGGTGCATATCTTTTACACCAATATTATGGTAATCTAACCATTTGAAAGGGTCTTCTTGGAAATATACATCTTTAACATCGGTAGTTATAACCAAGTTAAATTTTTTCCAATTTAATCTTAGATATTCATAAATGGAAAAGAATCGTAATACATGAACAGGAATGTTTGCCTTAGGCATATCAACTAGTTCAAATCCTTTGTTAGCCAAAATTCTTTTGGTTTCATCGGATGCGTTACCAACACACATAACTCTATGTGCATCTGGCATAACTTCACATATCGATTCGACCCAAGGTTTGAGTTGATTGTAATCATAGTTGGTGAAACCACCAATAATCAAATTTTGCATATTAATAACCAGTCCTCACTTTAATAAAATCTAAAATACTTTGGTCACCTTTTTGTTCTGTTCGTGGAACAAATAAAGCTTTCTGTCTCTTATTACTTATATCATCAGTTGGAATCAAGTAGTAGAAAGCAAGACTCTTTCTGTATTGTCCTTCTGGTGCAAATATACCTTCTGTAACACCATGCCAAGAATTTTGTGAGGTATCAAATAGAAGAGCTCTATTGAAAATTGGAGATACAGATTTAATTAAATCTTTTGCTTGGCCAGTTTCTTCATCGTGCGACCACAAACCTAAATTACCACCCCATGATTCTTGCCAATCAGGATTAAGGTAAATAATTATGTTAAGTTTACGTTTCATATCCAACTTAGGATGAATATCGTAATCTAAGTGTGTATTGAGGTAATCACCTGCCTTATGCATGTGGATACCACCACCATGCAATCCAAAGTCAGCCATCAACTCAGGTTGTTGTGTTAGTTGTCGTAGATGACTTGTGAATTCCTGGTTAACGAGGCACGTTGCGGCCTTGTAAATGTTTTTTGGAAACTTAGTCCAATTTTGTATTGTTCTTTTCTTCTCAATAGGATTGTCATACTTTGCATCATTGTTTTCTTCATATCCTGGCATATCACCAAATATGTTACGTGCAAATGACTCAACAAAAAAGTTATCAATTACAACATGATTAAATGGTTTAGCTTGTAAAAAAGATTCACTTAAGCCAGACCAATCGTGGTCATTAATTATTTTCTCCATGGAAACGCTCCATTATATTTTTCATTCATAACTCCGTTACCATAGTAAAAGAATTCCGGTTTAACTGAGCCTTCGTTGCCAGCAACACGATAGTTTACAGTATATTTACCCGTACAATTATAGTTAGGTAAGTTCTGAGACAACACCTGAAACCAAACTCTGTCTTGTCCCCAACCGCCATGCCATACAGATGCCAATTTTACTGCATATTCAGTTTTAAGGCAATAGCAGTTTGTATCAATATGGTTATAATCACCAGAAAATACTTTAAACTTACCTAAAGATTCACAATTATCTTTACATAAGAAGTTACCATCTTTGTCGGTTATATTTCGTAAAGAATGTGACCAATCTTTCTTATTGATTTCAATTTCTTCAATACAGTTTTTTACGTGGTCTTTTTCCAACCAACAATCTTGGTCTAGATATAGTACATATTTGGTATC